ACAGACAGCAAAAAAATTTAGGGTCAAAGAAAAAGACTTAATGGACTACTTCGAAAGAGAAGTGTTGTCAATTTAAAGGGTAAAAATATATGGCAGTAGCAACAAGAACACTTAAAGATACAGTAGTAAATGCTTCAGGTGCTGGTGGAACAGTTACAGTATTAGTTAATTGGGATGATGAAAATTCATCTAATAACAATGTACTAGACGCCAGTGGTCTTGATGGTCATGCAAATGGGGCAAAACTACACATTAAAAAATTATGGTGGCAAGTAAATGGTGGTGTTGCAGATGATGATAAGAACTGGTTCTTTTTAGAATTTAAAGGTGCTTCATCTGATACATTAGCAATTAATTTGGCTGGAGCAGGTCACTATGATGGAACTGCTGGACTAATTAAAAATAATGCCACAAACACAACAGCAACAGCTGGAGATATTGAGGCAAGTTTTAGAAACTGTTCTGGTTCTTTAATAATGGAACTAGTCAAAGATGAGAACTTTACGAGTTAAGAGACATGAGTAATAAAGTAAAATTAATATCTGAACAATTTATAAATGATGTAGAATACATCACAGAAGAAGCAGATAACGGCAAAAAAAATTATAAGATTAAAGGTATCTTTATGCAGGCGGACATTAAAAATAAAAATGGTCGTGTGTATCCTATGGAAATACTTCAAAAAGAAGTGAACAGATACAATAAAGAATTCATCAAAGAAAAAAGAGCTTATGGTGAATTAGGGCACCCAGAAGGCCCTACAATTAATTTAGAAAGAGCGTCTCATATGATAACAGACCTTTATCCAGATGGTAAAAACTTTGTGGGTGAAGCGAAAATATTATCCACACCTATGGGTGAAATCGTAAAGACCCTAATGGATGAGGGGGCTAAACTTGGTGTATCTTCAAGAGGTATGGGAAGTTTAGAAGAAAAAGATGGTAAAAGTTATGTGAGAAATGATTTCTATTTAGCAACTGCTGCTGACATTGTTTCAGACCCATCAGCACCTAGTGCTTTCGTAGAAGGCATTATGGAGGGCAAAGAGTGGGTATGGAATCATGGAGCGCTTATTGAATCCGATTTAGTCGAAATGAGAGAAAGAATCAATCGAAGAGCTCGGAAAAAACAAGCATTAGAACAAAATATAGAGTTTGCAAAATTCTTGAAAATGTTATAATGTATAAATAATGACTAATATAATAGAATTATATTTAATTAATTAATTAAACAATAGATTTAACTAGGAGATTATCCGATGGCAAATGAAATCGAAAAAACTATTGAGGAATTAGAAGCTGAAGTTCTAACAGAACTTGAAGAGCAATCGGCAGACGCTCCTAAAAAAGGCGCAGCTCCTGCTGAACCTCAATTGAAAGCTTCTGACGCTTCAAAGGTTACACCTGGCGGTGAAGTTCAAGACATGGGACCTGCTGTTACATCACCTACTGACGCTAGTGGGCCTGGTACTCAAGCTGGTAAAAAAGCTAAAGAGGCTTCAGGCGACGCTGCTCAGAAAAGTGAAGGCAAACCAGATTCAATGGACAAACCAAATGACGGCGAAAAGAAAGTTGCTAAGTCTTTAGCAGCTGGAGATGAAGTCGAAATGACAGATGACCAAGAAACTATTTCTGAAAAAGAACATGGCGACATGAAAGAAAAAGAACATATGGAAATGATGAAAAAAGAGATGATGAAAGAAAAAGAGCATATGGAAATGGCCATGAAAGAAATGATGAAAGAAATGATGAAGGCAGAAAAATCTGATGACCCAGAAATGATAAAAGCTACTTACAACAAAATGGAAATGATGAAGAAAGACTTAGTCAAAGCTGGTTATCATGAAGAAGATGAAAAAGAAATGGAAGAAAAGAAAGCTCTTCAAAAAGAAGCTGTAGAACAAAGAATCAAAACTATTGATGTTACAGAACATGTCGAAGCTCTAATGAGTGGAGAGGGTGACTTAACAGATGAGTTTAAAAAGAAAGCTGCAACTGTTTTTGAATCTGCTGTCAAATCAAAAGTTCGTGATGAAGTTACAAGACTTCAAGAAAATTACGACAGTGAATTAGAAGAAGGTATTAAGTCTAACAAAGCTGAACTTACAGAAAAAGTAGACACATACATGAACTATGTCGTAGAAGAATGGATGAAAGAAAACGAATTAGCAGTAGAAAGAGGTCTAAAAGGCGAAATCGCTGAAGACTTTATTGCTGGTTTGAAACAGTTGTTTGAAGACCATTATGTTGACATCCCTGATGAAAAATATGATGTACTTCAAGCACAATCAGACAAAATTGCTGAGTTAGAAGAAAAAGTCAATAAGACTTTGGAAGAATCAATCAACTATAAAAAGTCGAATGATGAACTAACTCGTAATAAAGTTATTTCAGAATCAACTTCTGATTTAACAGACACACAAATTGAAAAGTTCAAGGAACTTACTGAGGATGTTGACTTTGAAAACGAAGAAACATTTAAAGGAAAGGTTGAAACTTTAAAAGAAAGTTATTTCCCTAAAGAAAAAAAGGAAACAACTGAAAATATAGATAATGTAGAAACTGGCCCTGCACAGGACATTGACATGACTGATTCGATGGCTGCTTATTCAAGTGCAATCGGAAAAGGTGTTAAGGGTGCAACAAAGTAAAAAATATAAATAGTAGAAATATAGGAGAAAATAAAAATGTTTCAAACAGAAAATCTACAAGAGAAGTGGTCGCCAGTCCTTGCACATCCTGATTTGCCAAAAATTGAGGATTCATACAAAAGGGCAGTAACTACTGTAATTCTTGAAAACCAAGAAAAAGCTATAAAAGAAGATAGAAGTTTCTTAAAGGAAGCAGCTCCAACTAACGCTACAGGCGCTGATGTTGAGAACTGGGACCCAATTCTAATTTCTTTAGTTAGACGCTCTATGCCTAACTTAATCGCTTATGATATCTGTGGTGTACAACCAATGACAGGCCCAACAGGTTTAATCTTCGCTATGAGAGCAAGATTCGCTTCTATGGATGGTGATGAAGCACTCGGAGATGAAGCTGATTCAGGTTTCTCTAACGATGACGCTGCTGGAGACCTAACATCATCAGCGATGACAGGTTCAAACCCTGCTACACTTAACGATTCGCCATCTGCTGGTACATACTTGTCACCAACTGGTATGTCTACTGCTCAAGGTGAAGCTTTGGGTGACGCTGCTGCTAACTCTTTCGCTGAGATGGCATTCAGTATCGAAAAAACAACAGTAACCGCTGTTACTCGTGCTCTAAAAGCTGAGTACACAATGGAACTTGCTCAAGACCTTAAAGCAATTCATGGTTTAGACGCTGAGACAGAACTCGCTAACATTTTATCTGGTGAGATTCTTGCTGAGATAAATCGTGAAGTAGTTAGAAGTATTTACATCTCTGCTGTTAAAGGTGCTCAAGTAAACACAACAACTGCTGGAATCTTTGACTTAGACACAGATTCAAATGGTCGTTGGTCTGTTGAGAAATTTAAAGGTTTAATGTTCGCTCTGGAAAGAGACGCTAACGCTGTCGGACAACAAACTCGTAGAGGAAAAGGTAATATAATCATCTGTTCTGCTGATGTTGCTTCTGCACTTCAAATGGCTGGAGTTTTAGATTATACACCTGCTCTAAATAATAATCTTAATGTTGATGACACTTCTACAACATTCGCTGGTGTTATGAACGGCAGATTTAAAGTATATGTTGACCCATATGCTGCTAATGTCGCTGCTTCACAATACTATGTTGTAGGTTATAAAGGTACTTCACCTTATGACGCTGGTGTCTTCTACTGCCCATATGTACCACTACAAATGGTTCGTGCAGTAGGTGAAAATACTTTCCAACCTAAGATTGGCTTTAAAACAAGATATGGTATTGCTGCTAACCCATTCCACACTGGAGTGATTAGTGCTGGTACAGCAGAATCAACAAGTATTACTGCTAATACTAACAAATACTATCGTAGAGTTAAAGTTACAAACTTAATGTAAGATTGTTACACACTACAAACGAATTGGGGCGCTTCGGCGCCCCTTTTTTTATCTAAATAATCATATGTTCATAATTCTAATAACCACACTTTGTGCAAGTTATATTGTTTTTTGTATCGTTATGGCACTTAGCGCTGACTTCGGTTTAATCACTAAAAATGGTGAATACTTTCATGTTTTTATTGTATGTTGGGGCCTGATGATTGTTGTTTATACTCATTTCGAAAATAAATGGACAAACCCTTGACAAAACATGCTTGATAGTGTAGTATCATCATCATAAGTTATATTTTATAAGGTTTTTATTAGTATATTAACAAATACTAATCTGGACAAAAACTGGACAAAAGTTTTATTGCTAAGGTTATAAGACTTATAAATATAATCAATATGTGTTGGATAGACATCCCTCATTTGTTGCCTAACAAATGTTCCTTATGTCATAAACAACACATTTTTTATTTAATCACAATTTCGTAGGAGGAAAAACGAAATGGGAAATTTATTACTTAACTTACGCTATATGTTAGCTCCTATTCTTATTATAGTTGCTGGCGCTGGTGTTTTAGTTGGTGGTATCATGGCATGGTTAGGAGTAGCATTGCTATTCGTAGGTCTGTTAGTAGATATCGCTACTAAATTTGAAACTACAGGTGTAGGTGTAGATGAGAATGGCGACACAAGAGGGTGGTCAACTTTTCAAAACCTAACAATGTATTTCATGCTACCAGTATTCGTATTGTTTCAATTAGTAATGGCATGGAGAATTTATTCTTATATGTCACTAGGTGGAGCAGAGGGTGCTGTAATCATGGAAATCATTCCTGGCGTAATAACAATGTATGAAGGCATAACAGGTCTTAACCTAATTGGTGCTACATTATCATCTGGTATCTTTATTGGTATCGGTATTATCTATGGTCATGAACTTTCACACACTAAAGGATTTGGTTTTGTGATTTCAAGACTTATGATGGCACTATCTGGTTCAGCACATTTCTGTTACGCTCATGTGTACAATCATCATCTAGAACTTGCAAGTGAAGATGACCCAGCTACTGCACCTCGTGGTAGAACAATCTATGGTCATTATCCACTTTCATATCTAGGTCAATCTAAGTTTTTATACAACATGGAAAAAGAAAGACTTTCAAGAATGGGAGTAAACTTTATTTCATGGCAAAACCGCTGGATTCGTGGATACTTAATGGCTGTTCCAACAGTTACATTATTCTTCATGGCAGGTGGTTGGGTAGGTATGGCTTGTCTAGCAACAATTTGGGGTATCTCAAACTTTGAACTAGAAGCACTTAACTACCTAGAACACTATGGTTTAATTCGTGTAAAAGACCAACCAATTGATTACAGACACAATTGGGATAACTCAACTGCTTTCACAGCGTGGTTCTTTATTGAAATCGGCAGACAAGCAGACCATCACGACAGAGGTGAAACTCACTTCTGGGAACTCGAAAATGTCGGATGTCCAAACACAGGCTGGGGCTACTTTGTAGTATTCTTTATTGCATTAGTACCACCAATTTGGCACTGGTATATGAGAAAAAGATTAGCTGCATGGGATGAACACTTTGCAACTGATGAAGAAAGAGCAATCGCAACAAGAATCAACAAAGAAGTTGGTTATGAAGGCACACCTTTTGCAGGCGATGTTCTACAAGACGCTGGAAATGTAGACTTAGGTCTTCGTGCAGCTAAAAAGTAATTTAATCTAAATACTTTTAGAATTGGGGCGTGAAGTACGCCCCTTTTCTTTTTAGTCTTATAAATACTAGTATGACAACAGAAACATCACCACTAAGTAGACAACCCACAAAGTTAGACTATTCAAGTCCTACACAGTTTCGTTTTCTAATTAATCAACTACCTAAAGTAGAATACTTTACCACAGAGGCAAACATACCAGGCCTTACTTTGGGTGAGGGAACTTTTACTACACCAT